CCCTCGAACACGATGGTGCCACCTGTCAGCACATTGATGGCTGACGAATGAACTGCTCCCGTGATTTCTGTAGCAGTGATGGCCGTGGCATTTATAGTGCCTGTTACATCAAGTTTGGTTGTTGGCGTTGTGGTTCCTATGCCCACCCTGCTGGTGGCGCCATCTATGGTCATCACCACTACTCCTGCAGATCCACCATCATTGACCTTGAATGTGATGTCGGCATCGGGAGTGAAGCTCTGCAACACAGGCCCCACGCTGCCGCCTGAGTCCACTGTGATTTTGAAATCGCTGTCCAGTCCCACTGTGAGACCACCATCATTCAAGACACCCAAAGTGCCCGATGTGGTTTCGTTGGAATTCCGCGCCATGTATGATGCTGGCCCCAATCCACCTAATTTGTCTGAGTCTGTGGATGTGCCTGTAAGTTTATTGCCCGTCACTGCTGTGGACAGCGTGATACCGGCATAGATTTGAGGGAATCCTGCAATTGCAATTTTTGGTGTAAATGCGTCCTCACTTATGATTGCTATCTTGGTTCCATCATTATACCACACCGTGATGTTTTGGCTGACGTCAGTGGAGCTAGATATTGTCTCATATATGAAACCGTTCTGCTGACCTTCCGTCACTGTGGCCGGTGGTCCAACCAAGATATTACTTGCGCCGTTGTTGAAATACAATTGTTGTGTGTTGGAGTCAATCCATAGGTCTCCTGCTATCAGCCCCGCTGGAGTGACGCTGGTGTAGCTTACCCCGCTGGATGGTTGAAAACTAGTGCCCGTGTAAATTTTTAACCTTCCACTTGTCTCGTCATACCAAAGCTGGCCCTTTATTGGTTTGGATGGCGCGGTGGTGTTGCTGAAATTTTCCAACAAGTGTAGAAAATTTTCTGCTATGACCTCTCCATATCCCGCATATCCTTTGCCCACGAACGACAGATCTGTCTGCGTGTTAAGAATGGAATCCTGTACCACGTACTGATTTGGCGACGCTGCAGTGTTGACCTTATTGACTGTGTATGGCATCTATTTTATTCCGTGAATGTTGTTAACGACTGTATCCTCAACGTGTAATCAATTTGTATCAATCTATTCAAACTTTTTTGTATGGGATGGAATATCACATGTGTCAATAATTTGTTGGATGTGCTGTTTTCTGCACCTTCCCATGATACCAATCCTAATTCGTCGAACACATAGTCGCCATTGAAGTTCGTTGTGTTGTCAAAGGCCTCTTGGTTTGTAGGTTCACCGTAGTCCAAAGTACATGTGGCCACTATGTCAGTGTACTTGTTGCCCGCTGTGTGCCTGATCTCCATTTTATTCCTTGTGGTATCCTTGTTGGTGGCGGAGTTGTCATCGATCACTTTATAATATGTCTTGTTGTACAACGTGGCGTTGGTACCAGTGGTGTTGGGCGTCAAATAGGTTATTATTCCCGTGGCATCCACTGTGGTGCCACCGTTTCCAAATGCCATCTCATGAATGAAACCCGATGTCTTGTTTGCCAGGCTGCTGGCTAGTCCTATGCTCATGTTCTCATAGTGTATGGCGTTTCTCTTGTCCACTATGACTTCACCTGTTTTAGGATCCCATATTTTTATGTGACCTTCAACTTTCACTCCGGACTGGTCCTGTGGCTTTTTTGTATCATTTTTCATGTTATTTTCTTTGATTTCTTGTTCTGTCATTGCGTTGTATTTATTCAGGTGCATTTGTTGGTTCTCCTGATAGGAATCGTGCTTGGTTAGTTGTTGATTTTTGCAGGCCTTTGCCGTTGGCTGCAGTGCTTGCGCCCGCGGTGTACCAAACCCTGCCTCGTTTTTGTACCACTTTTACCTCAATCTCTGCCACGGGCATCTGTGCAAGTGTGATGTTGGCAGTGCTGCCGTCAATTGTAAAGTTCAGTGTGCTGCCGTCATCGCTAACGTATGGTAATCTCCTACCCCCCACGAAAACATCTAACTCATATGGTGTGGCCGGGGCCAATGATGTTGGGAAGGTGCTGGTGCTTCCGTCCGTTGTTGTTGTTTTGGCATAGATTGTCTCTGCATATGGCACTGTCTGTGATGCTGATGCATCAACCACTTGTGCGCCAGAGGCATGATTTTGCAAGGCCGTGCCCAACGTTGCCCTCCTAAGTTGGGACAAAGTGTTGCCCACTTTTATGAAATATTCTATTCTTTCTTCTCCAATGAATAGTACCCCCGGCACCGATCCACCCGGAGGTGATGCCACCCTGCTTGCATCAGCTAGAGTGATCGATGCTGAAGTCGGAGTCACTGCCTCGGCTAATTTTGTTGTGCCCTGAGCGCTGATTCTCTTGAAGAAGTTCCTGTTCAGCATGTCCTTGAAAATTCTAAATCCAATTGCGTTCCCCGCACCTTCAACCGCAAAGTACATAACATCTATCCTGTCAGATGATGTCAGTGTCACTCCGCTTATTTTTAAAGTTCTTGGATTAGAGAAATAGTTTGCGCCTGTCAAGAAATTATATCCATGCGTCAGTGCTGTTCCATTCAACCAAACAAATACATAATTGCTGTTGAGTGGAGTTTCCTGCAAAGTAAATTCTCCAGAACCGTTTCCTTGAAATATTTCTCTGCGTTGGTTCATCCCCACGGCGTTGTTGAAAGTGGTAGCGAAAAATTCAGTGCCCGCAGTCAGTGCGATGCCATCCGCTGCCAGCTGTGACGGCTTCAATATGATGTCATCACCTGTGTTATAATAATGATTATTCAGCAACACGGAAACCGCTATCACGTCCAAGCTGCCTGGAGCGGAAACGAATATCACCTGCTGAGAGCCAATGTTCACTGTGTAGTCCGTGAAAAGATCATTCTTGGTGCCATTCACATAAACCTCTATCTGGCTGGCATCGGTAACCGTGTTTGCTGGATCTGTGCCAAGGCCATATGTGGTGGTGCTGCCATCGCCAGCGTAATAGGTGTTGTCCGGACCTCTCAATATCTTACCTCCAAGTTGCAACATAGTCAGTCCTGAGAATGGGCCGATAGCGCCCGGCGGATATGTCAAAGTTATTCTATTGGTGCTGCCATCATATGTAAATTGTTCAGATCTTATCTCTGCATGTGCCCTGCCGCTGGCGGCCGGCTGATTGAATGCTGCTATCTGTATGGACTTGCCCGACGCTGGGGGATTAGCTGTTGATCCGTCACCGGTGTGAAAAGTAATTGTGACCAATTTATCTGCCACTGCATACGTGTAATTGTTGGTAGGAACCCCGTCCACTGTGACATAAAGCTGACTTATAGCGCTGTCCAATTGGAACGATTCTCTTGCCGATGTTGTGAATGACACTGTTGAACCATCTCCTGTAAATGTATCCAACACCATGTAATTTTTTCCTGATATAGCAAAACTTTTGATAGATATTTTTTGACCTGCCGATGGCGCAGCAGTGAATGTCACTGTTTGATTTGTGATGTCTACCACGTGGGTCGTCGCTGTGCTATCTCCAGCATCTTCCGATTCCAGTGTCAGGCCATCCAGTGTGACAATGACTGACGCCTGTGTGCCTGGGGTTTGGCCAATATCAAACACTTTAGTTGTGCCATCTCCTGTGTAATTTTTATTGATAATAAAAGGCACGCCTGATTCTGGTGCTGTGTAAACCTTTATATCTACTGTGTCAAACATAGATCCAGGCACGTTCTCTTCCGGGGCATAACTTGTGTCAGGAGTGATAAAACCATCGCCCTCCAATATCACATCACTTGGCGCTATGCCAACTGCGGAGCCAAATAATCCACCGCTTATCAAGGTGTCTAATGTGCGGTCATCTGTGGGTGTCAAAACTCCGTCATCGTCAAATGGTATGAATTCTATTTTATCGCCATTGCCAACAACCGAGCTGTCATCTGGTATGACTGTGAATGTCTTCGTTGAACCATCGCCACGGAATACCAAAGAAGTCTGCCTTACACCATTCACGTAAACAGTGTACACGTCCGTTGCCAATGGAGCGCTGGAGAAAGTGAATGCCGTGCTGCTGCCATCACCATAAAAGGTCTGCACCCTGCTGAGTCCGTAGTTGTCCCACGGTGCTTCATACCAAAGTGATCTGTCCCATCCTTGGCTGCTGTTAAAGGCCAATCCAGTCACCATGACTCCACCGTAATCCACTCCGGTCATCAATTGTGAAAGTTCATTGCCCGGCATGCCTGTAGCAGGGCTGTACAATCCCAGAGTTCTTTCTGCCGCCGTAATATATGGTTCATCTCCTCTTAATTTCAACAGATTATCCAATCCGTCGTTGAAATCTGCTGTGCTGGTGAACCCTGTGATCACCTTATAAAAATTATTGCCACGACGCAAAAGGTCATTGTAAGCATACGCAGTGGACTCTGTCCACTCTAAAATTGTGGCTGTGCTTTTCACTCTGTCAAATTTGATGATAGTGGACACATCTCGAACAAGATCATTCTGTAAATTTGCATAGGCCTTGGCAGTGTCTGCTGGCGTTGTTCCGTCCGCACCCCCACCTATCAGCACCACTGTTGGGGTGGCAGTGTAATTTGACCCAGTGGTCAACACTGTTATTCTGCTCACTGACCCGTTTCTGATATCAGCTATGGCCGTGGCTTGTGTGTTTCCCGCTTCAGAATATAAAACATATCCTACCGGCCTATCAGCTATTGCTATGTTTTGATCCATTAATGGCATGTAGAATTCAGTGCCCACATGCTCTGCAAATGTGAAAATTTCGCTGACTCCGGCCCCACCTGCCAGGTTATCCGCTGATTTCGCATCTGCCTCGGAAGTGTATAGAGGATAGAAATATCCATATTCTCCAGACGTGTCTCCGCTAGCGCTTGTTCCAAGCAAGGCGAATGGACCAACGCTTGTTGTGGTGCCCCCAACTAGTCTGACCGTTGGAGCAGTGTCGTAACCACTGCCACCATTTGTCACTGTGATAGTGTTCACATATTTCTTATGATTGTCTCTCCAGAAGCGATAAGGATACTTTGACAATGTTGTAGTGTCAGTTATGGTGTTGATGTTTCTAATTCGTTCTCCATCATAGAAAGCGGGAAGATCAAAATCCGTATAGATTCCATCCTGCGTCTCGGTGCCTGTGTAACCTAATTTGTACTCTCTTATCTTTGTGTGGAAGGGCTTGACTTCGTTGATATAACTCTCCACGTAATCATCTGTGCCTATCTTGTATGTTTTTCTTTGATCCAACGGTCTCACACTATTTGTCACGTTGATAAATGAAGTTTTAAATAACCAGTCGACATAAAGCTGCTCTTCCAAAACTCTTCGCAGACCTATAAAAAATAAATTATTGTATTCTACCTTTAAATCTCCAACAAATATGTCGTCTCTTAAAGCAGTCAGTATCTTTTTTGTTTCAAGAGTTGGTTGTTGATCAAAAAAGTTATTATCAAACGGATCCCCATCTTCGAAGCCCACGTTGTTGATATCGTAGTTGTAAAGTGCATTGCTCAGTTGAATGGTGCCGTTCTGTGTGGCGCAATTTTTAAATCCATCTGCTGTTTTTAAGAATATCTTCCAGCCGCCTGTGTCTGAATTTAAAACTTTTACATATTTGCCTGCGTCTAGATCTCTCAGTGTGTCTAGCTGGTATTGGAAGCTCAGCTGGCGATCAATAATAACATCACTGTCTATTCCTGTGTCATACCAATCCACGAAACTGTAATAATTGTTTGTTTTGTAGGTCTGTACTTTAAATCTGTTCCATTCGGTCCCATTCCAGTTGTATATGGCCCAGTAACCTTTGCTGTTTTGCTCATCTGCTCTGACCAATGCATTGACTGATCCGCTGATATCATTTGTATTGATAAAAATTAGATCAGCATAGGTATCAACTAAGATGTCCCATTCTCCAGAGGTCTGCAGCGGCTCGGGATCAGCAGAATTAAGGTTAATAAAATTTACACTGTAGGCCAGTTGATACTTACGGAGAACGGTGTTGCTGTAGTTTATGATATCTTTAAGTGCGGCGAACCTGTCCTTGTACCAACTCTGCCTTGGTCTGATATTGTTGCCGTAGCGTTGATTAAGAGGCAATGTGAGATCAGGGACCTCGCCGCCTATATCATCCTCCCCTATAAGGCTGTCCCACCATTTCTTTTCAACGTTCTCATTGGGCCTATCGTCCTTGTCGCCTTCTTTAAATATTTTCCAAACTGTGTGGACATCTGATTCGTTCTCGTTTTCTCTGTAATTTATGTTTAGCACTGTGTTCCGATTGACCAAGCTATCTCTCACATTGAAAGTGATGATAGAATTTCTATCTGATATCGTGAAATATTTCACCCCACTTCCTAGAGGATTGATGATAATGTTGGCAATGTATGCAGTTGTATTTTTCCTTTCAGTGACCGAGACGTTTTTTGCTGGCAAGAATACTGAATTCTTTACCCAAAAATAATAATGGTTTAGGAAACTGTCCGAGTTGGCGTCATATTTTTGTTTCACCGTAAGAACAGTGTTATCCGCATGCAGAGGAGTACCCGAGATTCTCCTCGACAATCCTTCTGTGGTGTCGGCTCTTGCAGCCCACTCCGACGGCAGGAAAGTTGATTCAACCCATTCGTAAATGTTTATGTTTGAGCCTGGAAATAAATTGCCCCAATTTTTAGTTTTGTGTTCTTGTCCCGCTTGCTCATACCATACCCATCTAGCCTGGCTTAGGTCCCACCAAACCTCTCCAACATGCTCCTCGCCCCAGGCAGTGTTGGTGCTAACAGTTTTACCCACTGTGCCAACAGTATAGATAGCTGGATCCCATTCGGTTTTATAATTTATTTCTCTATCGGCTAATCCCAATATCCTGCCTTTTATCGGATCATAATAATCTAAATAATCTATAATTTCATTTTTAGCTGTGTCAAATATAAAAGCAGATTCAATCTTGCTGCTGTCTACAAGTTCTTCTTCCGTAACTTGGGACTGCCATGCATATTGACCAGGTGTCTTAAGGTCATATAAGGCCACAGATCCATTATTGGTGCCAAGTGTTGATCCATCATTCTGTAAAAGAGAATCGCCGGGTGCTCCAACATAGACAGCAGTATCAGTGACGCATACTCCTTTTCCAAAATCGTCGTTGGTGCTGACACGATCAGTAATCAATTTCTGATCTATCACAAACTTGTTGTTGTATTTGGTGGCCGTAAAAGCTCCACCCGATCCTATGTTTAGGTCCACTATCCTAGTGTCTTGCAGATCCAGGGTGGTAGATCCGTTATCAAATTTCATCACTCTCTCGTTGCTGAAATTTTCCGCTCCTATCACTAATCTATTAGCAGAATGATTTATACTCAACGATGAACCAAATCGCATGTTGGTTTTAGTTTCTGGAGCCGGTATGGTCTGCTGTAATGTGTAAGTGTTTGTGGAGGCATCCGCGTTCCATTTGTAACAATACACTGCTCCCGCATCGTCCTGCGAGTTGCTGTCAACTCCGGAAGCTGACACAATAAGGGTGGTGCCATCCTTGCTCATTGCTATGCTGTCTCCAAAATTTAATTCATTAGAACTGCCGTCTGCGCTGACGCCAACCAATGTCTGTCTATGTGTGAATATCAGTGTTGTGCTGCCATCATTATATTGATGATTACTTGTGAATATTTCAACTTTGCCCGAATTGCCCGGGCTCACTGAGCTTATTGCTAATATATCTCCATTGTCATTCACAGCTATCCTATGACCAAATCTCTTGCCGGTGCCAGGCTCACTGCTTTGAATCGACGATGTCTGTGTCCATTGGGAATAGGTGCTATCGTTTGCCAGTCCCCAGGTGTACACGTAAACTATTCCATTCTCGTTGCTGTATCCTGGTGCCCCAACAAAAAGATATTTTGGTAATGTACTTCTCATGCTGCTCACCGTTGGCTCTGCCACCGCGGTTGACCAACCAAAGTTTAGGTTGTCTAATATGGTGCTGCTGTCAGACGGTGGGACTAAAGTATTAAGAGAATCATAATTTTTGCTGAAGTTGTTCCAGATGTAGGTCTTTATCAGTCCAGCATTCTGATGCCTGGAACTGTCGCTGCCTGGCACAATTGTGTTATTGTACGGAGCTCCAGCTACTACTATATTTTCATCTGTGCTGATTGATAAACTTTCTCCCAATCTAGAAGTATAATCATCGTTGTCGGTCATTGACACACTGGCCACTATGTCATACGTGGTGCCGGCACTGTTTTTGGAGCGACGAAAGAAATGTATGGTTCCTTGCTCCATGCCTGGGGCAGACACTATCAAAAACTTACCATCGTTGCGACTCACTATCCTATAACCAAACTCCTGATTATTGGGCGTGTCTGGTGCCGGCAGTGACACAGTTACGTATGGATCTACTTTTTCATAAATCTTCCATTTGTTTCCTACGTTGTCCACAAACACCTTGTCACCTGGCACATCGTTGTTTCTTTCTCGGTACCCCTTGTAGGAGATAGCGTCATTGACATTGTCCATTGACGACAACCTCACAGATACAAAATTATAGAGATTTCCATAGCTGTCTTGCGTTGATCCGTCAACGCCTATGCCATTACGTGTGATAGTGTTGGCCTGGTCAAAAGCTATCACGATGCTTTTATTGGTGGGAGTCAACTGCACCCTGTACACGCCATTTAAGTTTCTGAATTGGCTGTTAGATATGCCAATGTAGTCTCCAACCACAAGAGAGTGTACTGATGTTAGACTAATTATTATACCTCTGAAATTATTAATTGCTGATATGGCAATTATTTTAGATCCTGTGAAAGTTAATCTTTTGACATCCCAGTCATTGTTGGATTTTTTAGCGATCCATACCAAATCATCCTGTTGTATCAGGTTCATGTCGAGATTTAAAAGATCCTGTTCATTGAACACCGTATGCTGTACATCTAGCAGTCTAGGATACCCAGCCGTTCGGAATTTTTGAATAACATCTCTATCCACTCCCTCTAGAGAGTAATCATATTTGTTAAAGGTTTGGGCGGCCGTATATTCAAGTGGAGTTTGATACATTTCACTTTTCCGTACAGCCACTGACTTGACCCAATTCACATCATCCGCGTCACTGTCCAGCAGTTCAATGCTTTGTATATTGTTAACAAAAACGTCGTCCGGCATTCGTATCTGTATGGCATTCTTGCCTTGTATGTTGCCGAACTCTCCAACTTTGATCATCCATTCGGGATAAATGTTCAGAGAGATGTTCTCATCCAGGAACTTTGCCTTAAGCAGCTTGTCAATGGCGTTTTGCGTACCTTTCTCTCTTATAAATCCCTGATAGAACTTGTACTGGCTAACATCGTTCAAGAATAAATTTTCTAAATAATCTCTACTCTGGTATCCCGTAAGATGCTGAGCTAATTTTTGTTGACCCTCATCAAAATTATCACTCTCCAGGTCATAAAAATCATTAAATTGTGATATCTTGTAATCAAAATTAGGTATTAATTGAGAAACTGGCTTTTCATTTTTGCTTTGCCAATACTCGCCATTGAAAACATTACCTGAATTATGATTTGTTTTGGCCACATAAAATTTTGCGTTGTATTCTACTGTACTACCAATCTGATAATCCGTATTGGCTGTCCATGCATTGATCTTTGCTTCATCAAACATAAATCCGGGAGAGTAGTAATCTCCGTTCCAATCTCCAGTCTTCCATCCAATCAGCTTGAGCCTCTCTTGTCGGAACCCGGTGGCCAATTGTAATATAATATCCGAAAAAACAGTCACATTGTCGAAAAGAAGCACATGTTCTTTTTGGACGGCATTCATGGTGACGTGATAAATCCCTATCTCTGTATTTTTGCTCACTATCTCAAATGTGCTGCCAATCCTCTTGGTGCTTATTGATTGAGTGTTAATAGTCTTGCCTGCGGAATCTAGCACAGTGTACTCGCCTTGCAGATTTTGTAATTTACCGATCACGCTGTCCACGGTGTTGAGACTGAATCCTTCTGCACCTGGACTGAGGGTGATTGCCGACCCGGGAGCCCATCCTTGACGAGTCCAATATAAGAACTCCTTTGCCGACATTACCCAATCCATGGTCTCTCCCAATTCATTGCTGAATCTTTCAAATACGAATCCTCGAGATTCCAAATATTTTCCGTATCCTATTAAAAAGTTTACTAATGATTGCGGGTCTCTGAATACAGTACCATATGGTACTATTTTTACACTGGTTGACCAGTCTTTGTAAACTACAGCCGTGCCACTGCCGACTTCTAGTGTGTAACTATTATTGTTTTGCAAAGGCTCAAATATCTTGAAGTAAGGTTTGATTGTGTTGTATCCAATAATCTTGTATCCACCTTCGAGGGTGCTGCCATCATTTGCTACTGCACTGTTGAGCTCAACAAGCACGCCCGAATAATCAAACGTGTCCACAGGATTACTTGATCTAAATAATATTTTATAATTCTCGTCAGGTATGAACTGCGATCCGGCTGTTGATCCGGGACTGACACTGTCTGTCAAAATCTTTAAATTTTGTTTGTCTGTAAATCCTCCCAGTTTGTAAGCGAGCTGCACATTGAGATTTTTCATTTTGTCATAAAAATTTGGTGCCGGGTCAAGATTATTTTTAATAATATAATTGACCACAAATGGTTGGTATCCTGCGGTCATGTATCTAGTAATCACTCCAGTGGTGGAATCAGTGGCTGTCTCCAAATGATATTTTGCGTTGCGCAGAGTCTGGGCAACACGTGTAACGCTATCTATTACGTTCCCGGCTGGATTAGTAGACAACCTGCTGTTGTCAAAAAAAGTTCCAAAAAACTTGGCCGGCCTGGTCAATGCCAACAACTTCATAATGGTGTATGGATATTGTGAACTTTTGCGCCATGCCGTTTCAACTGGTGATTGGTCTCCAAATTTCCAAGGAGCATCTACCCCTCTCTTTTCATATTGAGCGACAAGTCCAATGGCCAATGGTGATTTCAAATTTCCATTCACATCCACGGGCAGATAATTTAGGAGGTTTGGCCTGATGTATCTTTTGATGCTTTTATGCAGTCCGTGATCAAACCCTGCTGCTAGATCATTCCATAACAGTTCGTTTCCAGAACTATATGGCGCAGGACCATAATGCTCTGCCCACCAAGTAGGTTGTTGACTGTAACCAAGCATTTCCCATGGGTGGGTGTGTGGACGATCGGTGTCATAGAAATAGTTGTAAATGCCTCTCCAGTGCCCAGGAAGATATTCTTGTTTCACTGCATCTTTGTTCCTTGCATAGTTGTATGTGAATTCGTTGCCCGCGGCATAGATATCATTATATTGATAATCTAAACTATTTCTGCCTGTCCAGGTATAAAAATCATAGCTCAATATATTGTCGATTTCAGATAATTTATATTCACCCTGAACAAAAACTGATGGTTTAACCTCGTTCAGTGTCAACAAGTCCGGATTATATTGCGTCTTGCAATTATTATAAATTCTCTTTTCCAGCTCCATGAGTAGGTCGTCTCTGTAATCACCATAGGCCACGGTGCGACTTCCGTCGTGTCCTATAATGAGTTGAGTGGGTGTGACATATGTTGTGTCAGTCACTATCTCTGGCTTGTATTTTGGATAAAGTCCTAACTTGGTTGGGGTGGGCGGAACAAAACTTCCTGTGGTATTGTCATAATCCTTGATAGTGATAATGTCTCCTTCGGCAAGGACACAAGTTATCTCAACGCTATCATCAACTGTGCTGAAGGTATAATCTAATCCTAATATTAATATCACATCATTAAGATAGACATACACTGCCCTGTTGCTCACTGCCGTAGTATCAAATTGTGAATCAATTGCAAATTGGGTTTGAGTCACATCCTGAACCGTATAGTTTCGAGTGGTGGCCCTTTCTCCATATCCTATCATGTCCTCATAAAAGAATGGGAAAGATGATGTTCTTTCGCCTGTCATATTTTTAATGATGGTGTCAACCTTGCTTGCTACTGTGCCCTCCCTTGCTAAATCACTAGCCTGTGATAAAAAGTTTTCTTTAAATTTTTGATATTCAAGAGAACAGTAATCAATTGCAGATATGGCGTTTGCATTTTGATCAATTAACAAGAACATAGCCGGTGGCAATGCTGCTGAATGTTGTAATATAGTACCGCCCTGTAATCTTACGTCGGGTATGTCTCGCAGGTTGCTGTTTCCTGGCGTGCTTCCAACTAGTGTCTCATTCTTTTCATTTATATCATGCACATGGTTCAACACCTGTCCAAATGTGAATTCCGATATCTGTTCATTTAAAGGATTTGTTGAAAGATTCTCCGGGATTTCATACAATCCTTTATTCTCTAGTTTCTTCTCGCTTGAAAAACATTGTATCTTGACTAGGTCATTTATGGATAAATTTTTTGAGAAGATTACAAATTTATTTGTAGTACCGTTGACCAAGGTATAATCAGTGCCAAGGCTTTGGGCCTGGTCATTGACATCCACGTGTATCTGTAAATCTTGAATACTAGAACTATTATTATAAACGTCAATGGGGAATCTTTTTAATTCACTGCTGTCTACAGTAAAAGTCCTTATCACTCTTTGTTTGCTGAGCTCGTTTCTTTTCACCCATGATGTCTTGAATTGCACTGCGACATTATTCTTATTACTATATGCAACCTGTGCCGTGGAAAAATTTTTCTTTACAAACTGTTCTCCACTTTTGTAGTTGAAAGATCCAGAAGATATGTCAGTTGTGAATACCATGTTTCCAACGTTGTTTATGGAACTATATTTGACTTTTAGGCCCAGCACGGTGTCAGTAGTTGCAGCGTCAGACACTTGATATGCAAATACCTTAGCTCCATTGAAAGTAGAATTTGGATATGCAATTGAGTCGTTGAGAGGGATTGAGTTGTCATCATATAAGTTGAATAAAGGTTGTTGATTTAATTTTGTTTTTTGCTGTCCGATCATCCAAGATGATTGTGCAGAGTCATAGAAAAAAGTTTTTCCTTGGTTAATTGTGCCTAATTCAACAAAAACAGATTCCCCATCCTGTGGCCCAGCAAGGTTATCGGAGGCAAGAGTCAGTGATATCACGGATTGATTGCCTATCTGAACAAAATTTACTGTGTAGATCTTGTTGTTTGCCCGTGGGTCTCGGTCATTGGTCAGCAATATCCTCATGCCATTCGCGAGTGCTACACCATCAACAATGTATCCGGTTTGTCTTACCATTGAAGAGAATGCGTCTGTGGTGGATGCGTCTATCAATGTAACAGATCTCTTAACAGTGATTCCGTGCTCATACAATCTTAATCCAGAATCAAATTCTATAATGGGTCTTTTCGCCCTGTCTGACTCCAAAAGATTTGGAGTGTGCCCATTTGCCGCGGCAGTTGCATCTATTACTGCCCTGTGGAACCATCTGTTGTATCTACTCCAAGCATTGCCATCGATGCTGTCTCTCTTAATGGTTATATAATCTGGTGTCTCTGGCCTGTAAAAACTAATGGCGTAGGGCCTGGTATCATACTGTACAGTGTCATAAAGTTCAGTGCTCTCAGTTGCATACGATTCAGGCGTGATCAGGGTTGACGAATCCGTAAGTGTGATTGATTGTCCTACTCCTTCAACATAAAATTCTTTGTTCCTGTATGTGTCGCTAATAACATTGTCTCCAAACCTTAATTTCATACCATTGCTTAAATGTACGCCAGATCCTGTGACGTAGTTTTTTGATCCCACTATTTCATGCTCTGGATTTATTTTAGTAGTCGATGAAATTGTTTTTACAATAAAAATTCCCTGCATTGCTTGGTGATTGCCGCATTGATAGTACAACACATCTGGAGCGGCGGAGGGCACTGTAAAAGTTAACGTGCCTAAACTGGCTCCATTGTTGGTTACCCCGCTGCTGTAAATGACTGATGTGCTTCCATCCTCTGCAAATCCTGTCTTGAATGGCTCGGTCATGATGTAAAACGGATGGCCGGCAGCATCAATAATAAATTTATATGTGTTGCCTCTGTATAGAGTTATAGATGGATTATTTCCGGCATGCGTGCTGAATTGATATGCCGCTTGTCCTTGTGCCAACACTTTAATTTCCTGCGATGAATTTGGTCCATTGTTCGATATCAGTATAGGATTCGGACCTTCGGGTAACCAATAATATTCTCTATAATTTATAAGTTTGTCAAAATCTACCGCGGGGTTCCAATTGTAAACCTCTTCCTTGTTCAACCTGTCGTGGTTATCTACATTGCCTCCAAAAAACTTAATCTGATTTATGTAGTCATCATACGTCGCAGTAAACTTTACCTGATCCTCTGGATTGATTGAAGAAGTGTCTTTGTCGGTGTAAGTTACCGCTGGCTCAAGTTGATAGTCATCTCTATCTTTGCTTGCACTTGTGATGTACTTGTCGGTGGGTTTCCTGGTGTAGGCATATGTTCTTCCGATGTAACCGTCCAACCTAGTGAGGCTGCCTGGCTGTATCAATTGATCTAGTGTGCTGGTCAAAAATCTATGATTAGTATCGGTGCGATAAAAAGATGGTAGATGTGCTATAGATCTCCTTAATATCGTGCCATTCTCATTCACGATCTCTTCGGAGTTAGTCTTGCTATTGATTGGCGAATCTACCATGGCTAATATCCTGTGCCACTGCTACCACTGCTGCCTGAACTTCCACTTGAACCACTGCTGCCACTGGAGCTTGATGTGTAACTGGTTGTAGAACTCGAACCAATCGTGGATGATACTGCAGACGTTGACCTGTTGCTGGTTGTTGTGCCTGTGGTGCTGGTCACAACTTGTCCACTGGCAGCAAGTTGATTGGCGCCTATGGCATCAATTATTACTACATTATCAACTGTGGCCCCACTGATAAAAATCTCATCTGCGGCGCTGCTTATCTGAAATAGAGATCCAAAAACCTGTTCAGTTTGGTTTGGCACGATCACCACAGTAAGAAGATCCGGAGCCAGTTGTGAATGTATGTAAGCAGCTAGTTCTGTAAAGTAAAAAGTGTCACCAAAATCAAAATTGTTTAGGGCAAAAAATTCATTTATTGCACGAATCACTCTCGTCTTTATCAATGCATTGGTCACATTGGTGGATGAATTTTTTACTACCTTGAAAGTGGCCTGGAACTCCTCATCCGCTTGATTGCCGAAAAGTATTTTATATTTCACAGGATGGTATATGATCTGATCCGACAAACCTTTTAAAGGATTCAACACGCCAGAATATGATATCCTCAGCTGGTCGGCAGTGGACGGTATTGGCTCGTCTCCGCCCTGGCTCAACCATGTTCTGTACAACTGATCATATGATCGTTCAAGCATGTAGATATCCATTATATTAGTTTGCGAAGGATCTATCCTGACTTCTTGCCCTGCAAAGTGCTTGTATTGGAATTCCAGTGAGCCTCTGCCTACCCTTGCATAATAATCGGTAGATGTTTGCAAGACTCCCAAGTCTGTGTTGTAAATTTTTATGACATCTTCCGATGTATCATAAAAATAAAATAGTTGTCCGTTGGCATAGCTGCCGGGAAGCACTATGGTGCTTTCATTTTGTGTCACTATGAAATTGCTTGCGGGATAAGGCCTGTATCTTTCTATGTTGTCATAACTGACATATTTTTGGAAAAATACGTATTTGGTGCTGACGTTTAAGTTTGGTTCAACAATTATATCAAAGATATCTGGATTGTCCACTACGCCATCGTCGTCATCGTCAAAAAAACCTACCTTTACCTTTCTATTATCTTGATATCCATCCGTCTCCTGAACGGTATCCACTACTTGCCACTCTATCGGATAACCCACAGACGATCCGGTGCTGGGCACCGTGTTGCTTTTTAAAATTTTTACACTGTCTTTGACTGATTTGCCTGTAGTGTAATCGTAAATTCTTTCAGTTTTATCAAAATGGAATTTATTTTCGCCTGCCGATTCATAAATGTAATCTATTTTCCGGTAAGTGACTGTGTACGTGTTTCCATCATTGGTGAATTTGAACCACCAGCTTGCGTCAAGGTTGGTTGATGTGGCGTCGCCGGCGTAATCCAATTCAAATGTTGACGACGTGCTTAGATTTGCTGCTGTGATTATTTTCCAGCTTGCGTCTTCTTCATCGTATCTTAGTGCAAATTCCTCAAAAGTTTCTATCCTGTCCTGCAGATCTGTTTTCAATGACGAATCAAATACCGTAGAAAATTTAGGAAACACCGCATTCAGCAGCGCTCCCGCTGGAATAATGTCATTGATTGTTATAGGTCCCGCCCCTGACTCTAAGTTGCCTGCTCCCCCATTAGCTCCATCGCCGACCACACCTGAGATCTTGGCCCATTGCCTGTCCTCTGCAAGATCCGTGCCTAGCGTAACAAGTTTTCCATTTAAGAACTTCCTGGTGTCGGGTGACGTAAATTTAATCAATGCTCCAGGCACAACATATTTTAGATTGCTGGTGGCAAAATCTCCCACAACCAAAGGACCTGCTGCCTGGAAGTAACCAGTGTTGGTGTTGGTGCCCACAGATGTGCTGAACCAGCTGGCAGCCAATGTGGATAAATTTTTTGTGCCATATTTTACGTAGAAAAATTGACGTGAATACGCCTCATTTAATTTTAGCTCCACTTGTCTATTAATTGTGTCCAATATCTCATTTCTATTAGTGAAAGTGAAAGTGAACTGAGGTGTGCTTTCCTCCCTATACAATATGCCGTCATCGGCAAATACAGACACGTTGCTGTAAGAACCTGTTGGATCTATGATCTCCTTCGCTCTACTGATGCCGCTGGCGCTCCTATTCACTGCTTTGACTTTGATGATTTCCTGAGATGCTGACAATGGCACCACGTTGTAGTCCTCTGCTGTTATCATTCTATTTTGCGAATAATAAACCTGGGGGGCTTTTGTCCTAATACTTTCATTGCTTTCGGTGGCCGCTGAGTTGTATACACTCTGTTGCAATGATGCCACTACTGTGAGAGTCTGAAGCGATCCATTTGCATCTTGATACTGCATGTTAAATTGTATGTTTTGCATATCCGCAGGCTGTATAGAATATTTTGCGTTATCGCTGACCCTGTAATAGGCCCTGAATGTTCCCGATGGTACATTTGCAAAGTTTCCATCTCCGAACACAAGATCTATGGCGTCGTTGTTTTTAGTGACGACATTGTATATGTCTCTCACTCCAGCAGACAGTGAGTTGTAAATTGTGTTATTGCCTACAAGATCCGGAACTCTGGTCCAGAGTTTCTCTATCTGTCCAAAGTCATCAAGCTCGTAAAGCCATACGTCGTCGTTGTTAATGTTGTTTATTGCTAAACTTTTCACATAATTGGTTGTGGGTTGATCAATAGAAAATATGTTGCTGGCCAAAGATCCTTGTTTGAATAAAAAGAAAAATCCTGTGTTGGGACTAGAATCACCAGCTCCATCTGTCCTATAGGTATATGTCATGCCTCCTCCGGTAATTGGAGCCAGCTCATATATAGATTCAGAATTAGATATAGTGCATGGACACACCTCAAAATTTCTAGTTATGCCACTAATGTTTTTTGAAAATTGGAACATTGGTATGTCAACATTGGTGGTATTGATTGTGTACACCTCTGTCTTGATTCCACCTATCCTATTTGCCTCGAGGGGCTTGCCAAATCTCTGTGTATCAGGATTGGCTGCGTTCAGTATGTTGATTATCTGCTCTCTGTAATTTCCATTGGTACTATCATTCCATAGTATAGTTGAATTGCTTAAATTGGTGCCGGAGCTGTCATTGACATTCTGCGTTGTTCGCAGCGACACTAATTTCAGCAGTCCAGTGGCAGACTTGTTTCTCTTGGCATTGTAATTGATCAGTCTGGCCAGTCGCAATATTGAGTCTCTTCTGCTGGCAGTTTCAATAAAATTTTCTCGTGCATTCAGATCCACCCTGAAGCTTAGTGACTGAGCGACGTAGGCTATAAGATCTATTAGAGCCACATATTCCGAAGACTCCACAAAATCATTGAAGTCATCTGGATAATTCTCCCTAAGATATGCAACCATAGTACGCCGCAGCGTTTCGAAGTCGTAGGATTTGAAATCTGCCTGTTGGAAAGCAGTGTATATCTTACGCCAATCCTCGGCTACAAGCAAGCGATTTTGTCTATCTGTAGAGGCCATTTTTTATCTGTGTTTAATACACGGATATTTATAGATATTATTATGTGCGTAGATTAAGAAAGGCGCAAAGCAGCGTTTTCGTCAAAACTGAATATCAATTTCTCTGTAATGTTGTAAGGCACATATTCTATGGTGGCCTGCACGGATATGCCATGCTCCGTCTCGCTGACTATGATTTCCTTGGTGCTGAGCCTGGGATCCGCGTTGAGATTTTCAGAAATGTCGTCAGCAACCGCTTGTTTCACTGCATCAGTCATGGGCTCAAATATTAGCCCGTAAATTATTGTGCCAAATTCGGGATTTTCTACCCTTTCTCCCTTGCGCACACTTAATCTATTGATCAAATCTTGTTTGATCAATTCAAAATCATACAGCTTGAAGTTGGTGTTGCTTGATCGGGAACTGAATCCCTTGAACACCTGTGTTTTATTTGCACTTGAATTTTTATCTACATATGCCATATTTTAAAGTTTCCTAAAATCGAAATCCAAAAACACTGCCAATGTTAGAGGCTATGCTTGCTATTTCTGAGCCAATCGCACTACCAAAATCCGTCACCAGACTACTTATCTCAGTCACTGAAGTGATGTCGGATCCCATCACTGACTTGTAGATGCTGTTGACCATGTTGACTGTGCCTAGGGCCTGATTGACTGCACCGAATCCAGGTATCTGTGCTGCGAACTGTCCCAATCCTGGTATCTGGCCTATTCCTGGTATCTGTCCAATGCCCGAAAAAATGCCTTCCACGTTTGACGATCCAGCTTTGAATATATCACCAAAAATATTTTCTCCTGTGAACGGACCGGGTCCTGCGATGAATGCGTTGGCAATACCAACCTGGCCTAGATCATCTATGCCTTCAACTCCAAATAATCTATCTTTGGCTTGACCAAATGCGCCCAACACACTGCCGGAGGTGGACACAATGTCTTTCACTGTGCTCAGTGCGCCGGTGGTAAAATTCAGTGGTGATGATATGGCCTTGGCCAAATTGCCTGTTGTGTATAGGAGTCCTCCTTGATCTATGAAAAGTGTTTTGCCCAAGACATCCTGTACGCCTCCGGTCAAGGCATTCACTGTCTGTTGAATAGTGCTGCTGACTCCTTCCGCTATGGCAGAGATATTGAACGGACCACCATCAGGCAAATTGTAGAGTTTGGTGTAATTGTTGGCGATCTCATTGCAGACCTTTTGAATAGTTTGTATGTCTCCTATGGGCTGCTTGACAACATTTGAGACTTTGTTGACTGCTGATTGCAACTGCCCCAATCCTCGTTTTTCACATTCATGCTGCATGTCGGCCGCGAGCTGCATGAATCTCCTACTTGGATTATCACTCAATCTATTTCTCTGAGCTATAAATTCGGCAGTACCAGGCACGTTGCTCAAAGGACCAGGGCTGGTGCCCTTGAAGCTCACAACTTTGTCAAAATGGAATGGGAACGGCTCATGTGTACAGATCCGCATGCCCGACATAGTGATGTTGGCATTTTGGTCAACCTTGATAGGACCATAGGTATACTTGTTGGATGGATTGACATCTGGTATTCCTTCTCTCTTGGTTCCTGTGCCTGAGGGATCTTGCGCGATGGTCCTTTCGTACGTGGCTATAATGTTGGGACTGGTAGCTATGCTGTTGAAGTGCACCTGCTTGCCAGTTATGTGTGTCTGCCCGGTGGCCATGTGTAATTGGGTCTCTGCCGCATATGAAACTATCGAGCCTTCCGGCGCCTTGGTGGTGATGCTGCCGAACCTGGCCTGTGTCTGCACATCATAGTCGGCATATGTTTGCACCGCACCACCGTCAATGACTAATTTTCCCACGCTGCTTAATTTGATCTGCTTCCTGGCGAACATGTTGATGTTGGTGTCACTGTGGAAGTTCATGTCACCCCTGGATCTTATGTTCACGCCTCCACCGGCGTATATGTCGATAGATCCGTTGGCACTGAACTCCATCCAGACGTTTCCTGATCCATTGGCTAGATATACCACTCCCTTGGTGTCATGTAACAATAATTGGTGACCCGAGGCAGATCTTAATCTTATAAGTTGGTTGTCACCGATGTTGTCACCATCGTCCATGACAAAAGTGTGGCCGGACAATCTGTCAATAATTTCTTCGTGCTTCGAATTGGCAACGCCCACGTTCCTGGGTGAAGAACTGGTATCTCTACGTCCTGGCGTGCTGATCCCAAATACATTGCTTGGACTTTCTCTTCGGGCAGAGGACGTGGTAGTGCCTCTCACATCATCTTGTATCAATCCCTGCTGCCTAAGCGTTTCTGCAAACGGATGTATGGGCTTCTTTAAAACAGGATCCACTTTATTTCCGCCTATGGAATCCAACGTTGCCCTGTTGATCTCTCCCGCGGGTAGAATTTCTGTGCCATACATGGTTTGTTTGCTATCAACTTCTGACCCGGTGTCACTTAATCCTGTCCTGTCAGTGGCCGCTATTCCTGGCACCATGTGATTGGCTAGTGGCTCCTGTATGCAGCCTATCCAGAATGCCTGATCTGCTTTTCCCTTTGCAAAAATCACCAAGACCTTTGTGTCTATGTCTGGGGGTACCATCCACATTCCGTATGAATGTTGTGATGCCTTGTAGTTGTAGGGATCGCTCTCTCCCAAATATCTTGCTGTCTTTGCGCCATAGAAAGGCGAAAGGTATTCGCAAGTGACTAATTTTCCTGTGGATGATCCCCCGTACCCCGCCAGTGATTCTATGTAAACTCCCAGCCTGCCCATACGCAATGGATCCTGGTTTGATTTTACCACTCCTACATAGGGACCTGGATCGACTACGCCAAAACTTGTGTCTTCTATAGGAAGTCCCGGTGTGGCCGCATCTCCTCCAAGGTGTGTTTTTAAACTCATTACATCTCCGCCGTTGCAACCGGTACAGTTCTGCCATCTGGAAAAATATAATATTTCTCCGTGAGTGATTGCGTCTTAGCAGTGTCCGATTGATTGTTAAATCTGGTCATGTGCAGGGTCTGCGTGAACGCCCCATTGTTGAAATTGCTCTCTACCTTATAAACTTGATATAGTCCGGAAAATATTGCGCTTTGAGTTCTGCCCAGTTCATACACTCCTTTGGTATCGTCTAGATCTGCCGGCATTTTAAAATTCAATCTTATTATGGGGTCGGCTATGTCTGTGTTGTAAGACTTGTGCTTGTCACTCCATTGTCCAACGAATCCCAAATCTCTAATATTTTTGTCTGTTCCCACGCCTGTGGCGGTCTTATCAATATTCACAGGGAGGAATTGGCTTACTCCTATCCATGATGGATCACCAATGATCTTCAATTGAACCTTGACCATGTCTGCTGTGGGATTGGTCAGCACATCCATGAACTGATCTACATCCTGTTTCAATTCTGTGGCAAACAAACCAGAACGTGTGCTGCGCACAGATCCCGGAGCTGTTTGTGTTGGCAATAGATCTTCTATTTGATCTTCTGCTCCAGTCTGCGATAAAAACGCCACGTCCTCCTCAAATCCGATTCTGTCTTTGTTGTGCGGATTGACTGGTGATAGCTTGGTCACATACCAGGCCACCTTGTAATTGATGTCCAGATCCATGATGTCGGTGTTGTTGCCCGTGAATATGTAGTCATAGAGCTTTTTGACTTTTACCTGACTCTGGCCACCCAAGGACAGTCCTGGCCTAACCAGTCTAAAAATATGTAGGTCATAGGGCTCTATGTGATATTTTATTGTTTTTGGGTGTGCTTTGGTTATTCTGTCAAAACGAAAAATATCGGTCTCTAGGCTGGCTTTTATCCTAAACCATTTCACTGTGAAATCATCATTGCTGAGTCCTGCTATGTCCACATTGCTCAATATATCCTTGCTATTTTTTGCCCTGAGATTGGCCGTGGTCTTTTGGAACCAATCCTTCCATACTTCTTGAACTGGCTGCAGGCTGGTCATTGCCTCTTCAAGTACTTTTATGATGGCTGTGTTGGTGTTGATCTCTCCGGCCACATTGAAATTGTATGCCGAGGATTCCTGCTCGCGCTGCCTTAGGAAGGTGCTGTCGGGATCAACCTCATAGTCATTCAACGCTACCGACTTGCTGTTTTTCACTTGGTCCGCACTGACTTTCAATGGCACATCGGCAAATGAAGGATCTACTGTAATCTGATAGTTGTCCTGCATTCCTTTGGTGAATACGTTTCTGTCGGCCTCATCCTCTGTCATTTTATTTAATTTGTTAGTGAAGTCTTGCAAGAAAGTCCTAAGTCCGTTGGCTGCGCCGGTGAGCTGCATGTTGGTCCTGATATAATTGTATCTATTTAGATAGGGAGCCTCGTTGTATGCTATACAGTCGAGGTCATAAGTGGCTCCCGCGGTGTTGACTTTGATGCCCATCTTTACTATCTTGATCGGAATATGTCTTTTGGTCGCCTGCGCATCGGCCGTCATTATTCTGCCCTGATCGTCAAATCCCCTAAATTGCAAGGTCAGCAGATAGGGAGCACTTATATGATCCTTGTATCCGCTATTGCTGGCCGCGGCTTTGAGTTTTTCAAGAATGGTCACCCCAGATGGCTCGTTCAGCCTCATGGTTATCTTTGTCACCGAACCTGTGCGTCTCTCAGAATTGAATCCATGTATTGAGTCTATGTTGACGCTTTCAAAATATATATCTCTGCCTTGGCTCAAAATAGACTTGGCCCTATCGATGCTGCCTTGCTCTCTGTCATTTAGTAGTGTTCTTATCTCCTCTGGAACCGGGGAGCTCCCTTGTGCGGGATTACCAATGCCTGCTGTTTTGGCTATAACATCATGCGGTGCTGAAGTCATGAAGGACACAGGATTCCTGATTTCTGACTCTTTTAATCCACTCAAAGTAAAAATATAGTTGTACGAGGCAAACTGGTGAAGCTGATTTTGTTCAACAGAATCAAGCACGATCTTCCTGGTGGTGTTTGTGGCCTTTTCATATTCGCCGGCCATCTCCTTAGCGATGTTAATATCAAATCCATAGTTGGCCATTTTAAAAACCCAGATCGTTTTTTAGATTGCTTAATTTTGGCAATTGAATTGTTTTGCCCGGCGAGAAATCATAAATTGGGTCTTCAATAGAGTTGGGATTCCTTTGTGCGAAAACCCACCACAAGCGAGGGGTGCCGTACAAGTCATAGGCCAAAAGGTCTGGTCTATAAGCATATATCCGGTCTATGGTGTAGGAGACATCATCCTGTTCTGCAGTAATGGTCCTGGGTTGTAGGAGATCAAGGCTGATGTTGTTCTGCGTGGTGTTAAAATAAGGACTTGTGTTGCTGTAAGTGGCCATTAGATGTAACCTATTCCCCTTTCGCCTTTGCCGTTGAGCCTGCCGTTGACAAAATCCTTCATTGAGAATTTCTTCACAGAATCTCTTGAATATATTGGTTGCAATTGCACGCTCACCAAACTCAAAGTTGGAGCCCATGTTTTATTTTCATTGGTGTTCACAACCACACGTGGATTGATATTGTTCCTGCCTGCGTTGTTCTGCGAAGTACAAATGTAGTCCACGTCTGCTCTAAGGTCTATGTTGAAGTTTGTGACTACTACTGGCACGTTGTTGAAAACATAATCGCCATACCCTGACAGATGCAATATCGGCGGTGGGTTGCCCTTGAGAGCATCATTCTGATCTCCACCAAAGAACATCTTGGTTACCGATCTAAAGAAATGCAACATTGCCACCCAGTACCTGGCATCTTCTTCATTTTGCACAGGAAATTCTGCGCTCACTGTGAAAGATGGGGCCTCGCTGTGTCCGTATGCATAGTGAGGATAATTGCTGTGTGGCATGTTAAGTGGTGTGTAGCTGGCCGAATGCTGAATGATTATGGCTGGCGTCAAAGGAAATATCACACCCCCGGCATTGCCTAGTGGTTCCAGTACGCTGTTGGTCGCGCGACCTTCGCCTGAATCGACCGTGGCCTTATAAACTCCAAAAAAATCGCTCCAGAGATCACTCTTTGGTGGCAAAACTACCTTGACCCTGTAATCTGTCTGCCCGTTCCTAGTGGAAAATCTAGCCGAGGCACGCAATTTGTCATTGGCTTCTGCGCCCTTGCTCAAGCCCGCGCCAAATAAACGTCCCAGTGTAGGGTTAGTGGAAATTACATTGCCTATCGCACCCACTGTGCCCAGTACCTTGCCTGCTGTGTCTAATATTCCCATCTTGATTCCTGCTTATTAATAGGTTGTTTTTCCATATAAAATTCAGTATACTTGAACAATATTTATAGGCATCATAATAGGCGCACTTTATAATCTCCGGGCAGTACGGCAATAAACTAAAATAAGGAATTTTTATGAAAAGAGTGAATTATTTAAACAACCGCGATCTGTTGGCGGAGATACACAAGAGCAAGAACAGCTATTCCTCATACATCAACCCCGAGGACGGGCAGTACGACATGATAGTTACGGAAGTTAAAAAGATCAACGGGGCCAACATAGCCCGGGCCAGGAAGATACAGGCCAAGCGTCTCACGGCACAGGCCTGGGAGGCCGCAAAGAAACTGGGCAACAAGAGGATCAAGATGAGCGATTATGAAGTGTCACCTAGGAAGGTCAATAAGACGGACCTGGTGTTCAGGGTCATGACCTTTGATCACATCACCACTGACAGCGAGCGCAAGAAGAACCCCAAGACCCGTGCGGACCATCACACCAAGGTCAATTTCCCCCCCTTCCAGCATTTCAGAATAAATGAAAAAGGACAATTGGTGTGCGTGGGCAAAAGCCACTGGGTGGGCGGCATACACAACGGACACTTCAGCAATGACCACGGCAGAATCACTCCCACGCTGGCAAACATGTTTCTCAAGCTGGCGGAGAGGTACAGCCAGCGTAGCAACTGGCGGGGCTACACCTATGTGGACGAGATGAGGTCGCAGGCGCTGATGCAGTTGAGCCAGATCGGATTGCAGTTTGACGAGAGCAAGTCAGAGAATCCCTTCGCCTACTACACCGCGGCTATCACTAACTCCTTCACTAGGATACTCAACATTGAGAAGAAGAATCAGAACATTCGTGATGACATATTGGAAATGAATGAGATGATGCCTAGCTACACCCGACAGGCCAAGAATGAGAGCGAGACCGTGTCGGCAAAAAGAAGAATGGCCACTCAAAATGGTGAAGTCAAGGTCTACAGCAAAGCCGCCATTAAGGAATTAAACAAACAATTAAAAGGTTCTGGAAAATTATCACTTGCAGATAATAGCAAAAAAAAATAATAGCTAACCATGGCATTTTTTAAAAAAGCTGCTTGTTTCACTGACATACATTTTGGATTGAAAGGCAACAGCCGAGTTCACAACGATGACGGAGAATCATTCTGTTATTGGTTCATTGAGCAGGCCAAAGCACACGGTTGTGAAACCTGCATATTTCTAGGGGATTGGCATCATCACAGGAGTGCTACCAATGTCAGCACCATGAATTACACTGTCAGCAACATGGAAAGACTGGGTCAAGCATTTGAAAAAGTCTACGTGATCATGGGCAATCACGATCTATTCTACAGAGACAAGAGAGAAATCAACAGCATGGAATATTGTAGAAATATTCCCAACATTGAGATCGTGAATGAGTGGATGCTGACCGATGACGTGGCCATAGTGCCGTGGATTGTGCATGACGAGTGGAGAAAGATACAGGATCTAAAACAGAGATATATTTTTGGACATTTTGAATTGCCTTATTTTAAAATGAATGCCATGGTAGACATGCCAGATGTGGGCACTATCAAAGCAGAACACTTCGTAAATCAAGAGTATGTGTTCACAGGACACTTCCATAAGAGACAGATCAGGAACAACATACACTACATCGGCAATGCTTTCCCGCACAACTATGCTGATGCTGGAGATGACGACCGTGGCATGATGGTGTTGGAATATGGTGGTCAGCCCAAGTACATCAACTATCCCAACATGCCGAAGTATAGAAATGTAAAAATATCACAGTTATTATCCGACGCTGACAGCATACTGGCACCACGAATGTATGTGCGTGTGGGATTGGATATCAAGATTTCCTACGAAGAGGCCAACTTCATCAGAGAAACATTCATGGAAAAATATCAATTGAGAGAATTACAATTGATCCCAGAACAACTGGATCAAGCAGATCAGCCCATGGTCACTGTGGAAAAATTTGACTCTGTGGATCAAATTGTGATCAAGCAGTTGGAAGCAGTGGATTCACAAACCTATGATAAAAAAGTATTAATGGCAATTTATAATAATTTAGATGTTAACAACTAATTGATTTATGTCACTCACGATTAGAGATCTCACAGTAAAAAACTTCATGAGCGTGGGTAATCATACCCAGGCAATAAACTTTGCTGACAAACATCTGGTGTTGGTCATTGGTGAGAACATGGATCTGGGTGGCGATGACGCAGGTGCTCGAAATGGCACGGGCAAGACCACTATTATAAATGCCATCAGTTATGTGTTCTTTGGGGAAGCACTGACACAGATCAGAAGAGACAATTTGGTTAATAAAACCAACAGCAAAGACATGTTGGTCACTGTGAATTTTGACAAGAACGGTGTGAGTTATAAAATTGAACGAGGTAGAAAACCACAGGTATTAAAATTCTTTATCAACGAGGTGGAACAGAATTCTGGAGCAGATGGCACTGAAGATAACAATGAAGCACAGGGAGAGAATAGAGAGACACAGGAGGAGATCAATAAGTTGATTGGCATGACCCATGCCATGTTCAAGAACATCATCGCTCTCAACACTTACACACAACCGTTTCTAGCAACCAAACAAGCCGAACAAAGAGAAATTATAGAACAACTGTTGGGCATAACTCTATTGAGTGAGAAAGCAGAACTGTTGAAAGAACAGATGCGAGTGGCCAAACTGGATCTGGCAGAAGAAAAGGTACGATTGGACGCTGTGTTACTCAGCAATAAAAAAGTGGAAGAATCCATTAAGACATTTGAATTGAGGAGCACTGCATGGCAAACGCAAAAGAATCAAGACATTGCGAAATTCAACTCTGCCATAGAAGAGCTGGAGCGAGTGGACATCCAGACAGAATTAGAATCCCACAAAAGATTGGCCAAACACACAGATGATTCAAAAACTTTAAGGAACTTGGAAAAAGAAAAGAGTTATCATGAAGATTCTCTAACCAAGGCCACTCGGCAACGAGAACAAACCATAAAAGATCTAGAGTATGCTGAACGAGCCACTTGTCCCACTTGCGAGCAGGACCTACACGGGGAGAAGCATGAGCATCTTGTGGACAAACTTAAAAAAGATCTTGCTGAGCAGACTGAATACGAGCAGACACTATCCGTAAAATTAAAAGAGATACACACTAACATGGAAACCATTGGAGATCTAGGCACAGTGCCAGACACCTATTATGACTCCATAGACGAAGCATACAATCACAAAGGATCTGTGGAAGATCTAAAAAGACAATTAGAACAGACTCGTGCAAAAGAAAATACATATCAAGAACAGATTGAAGAGTTGACTCGCACAGTGGTACAACAGATAGATTATACTCGAGCCAACGAGATGGAAGATCTATACCGACATCAAGAATTTTTGTACAAGCTATTAACTGCCAAGGATTCTTTTATAAGGACTAGGATCATAGAACAAAACTTGACCTATCTTAACCAACGATTGGCATTCTATCTCACACAGGTCAAATTGCCACACACAGTTGTATTCTTATCTGATCTAAATGTGAGGATTGAAGAGCTGGGCAGAGAGCTGGATTTTGATAATTTAAGCCGAGGAGAGAGAAACAGATTAATTCTGAGTTTGAGCTGGGCGTTCCGTGATGTATGGGAAGGTCTTTATCAACAGATCAACTTGTTGTTCATAGATGAGTTGATTGATGCTGGCATGGACGTGTCTGGGGTGGAAAGCTCCATGGCTGTGTTGAAAGAGATGAGTAGGACGCAGAACAAGAACATATTCCTCATATCGCACAAGGACGAGTTGGTGAGCAGAGTTAACTCCGTGTTGAAGGTGGTAAAAGAAAATGGATTCACTAGCTACGCCAATGACGTGGACATTGTAGTATAAATTACTAAGAATACCTTACATAAACACTTTTCCGAAAACCTTTACTTACTTTAGAATCTAAACTGTGCCAACTTTTGTTATTATTGAACAAAGCATATCCTCGATTTTTCTTGTAAAGCACCCGGTGTATAGGATCATGGGCTTCAGTTGAATCATAAAAAGTTGTGCCTGGTTGTTCTTGGTTCCCTATATAGATTTGCAGAGCTAATTTTATCGAGGTATTATCGACATGGGGAGTCAACTGGTAACCGGAAAAGTCGAACCATATATCGGCCACCCCTGGTTTCAAACTTAATTTAAATTTTTGTTCTAATGTTTTTGTTATTAATGCATTTTTGAACAAGATGTTTATCTCTTTGCTAATTTTTTCTGAGTATTCTACCCTGAACCGATGGTCTTCTTCTTGATTTTCTAATTTGGTAGTTTTTATCTGATTAAAATCAAAATTCAATTTGTCCAACCAAAAATTATCAAAGAACTCGTTGTATTCTTGGTAAAATAATCCATTTAAATTTACCAAAGGCGATTTTTCTATTGACTTGACCACGAAGTCTACGCTAGAATTATGCATATGTTAATTAATTAGCATCTAACAAAGGAGCATAAAAAATGTCAACTACACATGACTCAATAATGGCAGCTATTCAGACTTACTCTGAGGAGAACCAAAAATTCACTGAAAAGGGAATCAAGGCATCGGCCACAAGAGCTAGAAAAGCACTAGCAGAACTTGGCAAGCTAATAAAAGCCAGAAGAAAAGAGATCCAAGAAACTAAGAACGCTGAAAAGAACGCAGCTTAATTTAGTATAAAGGAATTTAAAAAGCCTGTGCATGCAAGTGTGCAGGCTTTTTTTATGAGCTAGATTTTTATAATTTTTTATCAATAATAAGTGATCCGTGTACACGCACTCGAATATGTCCGTTGTAGTACTGGTCCGATTCTAAAACTTTACGAGCAAACTGTTCGCGGGCCTCTATGTAATTTAATTCTGCTTTGCTCTTGCAATAATAAAGTATTTCCCTGCGGAATTTGTCCCGGCCCAGTGCCTGCAGGTCTCGATTGAGCTGATCGCTGGATCCATAGTAATCCTGC